CCATACCTTACCGTTCCATTTTTGGGAAGAGGAAAAGGCAATGCTGTATTAGAATCCCAATTACAACAGGGGGATGTGGACAGTAATAGAAAAACTGCTACAAATTTGTCTGAATCATCCGTTATAGAGTATAAACATACTCCTCTATTGAACACAATTAAATTAGATATCACAAACCCGGTAAACTACATACCAAGTGATTCCGATGACAATTGGGTTCGTGGTGGGATTCCATCCAGAGAAGTTAACAGAGATACTAAACATTACTGAAGATATATTATTAAAGAGTACATCATATTATCAAATATAATGTACGATACAAGCATGATATGCACATACCATCTATTATCAGATGAAACAGAGTCCGATAATTTATATAAGATACAATTGTTACAAATATTCGATGTTGATAACATTGATAAAATCACAGATGAAATGATGGATGCTCTATATGAAAAGGTATCCAATAATAAGAAATTTACCGATAAATGTAGTGATGTCTTTCATAATACATTTGGTACAACGGTAGAGAATAGTGACAGAATGGGGTTTGTAATCATGTTCCATTACGGATTATTCTGGATCACCCACAAATGCATATGCCAACAAATAAATAATGGATGCATCGACGATGAAACAATGACTTTATTTACGAATGAATTAAAAAAAACAATGATATAATAATATTACCTATTTATAAATGAGTTCTACAAGAAATATAAATACTAAAGGAAATTATGAAATGGAAACTCGTCAATATGAAATCGCTCAAATATACAATACGTACAAACATTCATCCTATGGAAAATCATACGAAAATACATTACCAAATATAGGTATTACACCTTCGAGATTACCCCGTGAAGCGTTTTCTAATAACTACACTGATATAGAATCGATGTTATTGGGTATTGGTTCGACCAATTTAGTCGATAAATCATTTAATGTTTCCCCTTGTCTGAAAGAGTTGAAATCTCAAACGTTTGTGGAACGCATACCATTAATTATGCCAACTAAATTATTACTTGAACCGAATCAGAGACCAACTTATTAAATGAATATTTATATTTATAATAAATATTCATAATTGTATTGTAATAAAAATATTTAATTGCTGTACGCGAGACCACCCATACCACTCATTACACGGAACACGTTGTAGTTGGTCGCGTAGATGCGGACCTTGGCGGTCTTGGTACCCTCAACAGTCGCGTTGGAAAGTACAAGTTGAAGGGTCGCATTATCAATGCGCGAGAAATTGCAAGTTCCCGAAGGCTGGTGCTCCTCGGGGCGGAGCGCGAACGAGTACACATTGATACCGGAATCGGGCGAGCGAGAGTGGTGCTGGAATGGTTGCACCACGTCAAAGTAACTGCCCTCGCGCTCAGAGTGTCTGTCCTGACCATTGAGTTGAAGTTTGGCGGTGACAACGGGATTCTCTCCCCAGCAATGAAGGTTAAGAGCAGTCTCGGCAAGTACAAACGAACCAGCATCACTGACAAGAGATTGTACATCATCAGTGCTGAATGCAAACACACCAGCACCATCGCTGGATGCAGGGTTCTGGTCACCGGCACCAGCATCAACGAATAGACCACTGCTGTCAATGTAACTAGCAGCAGATGTACCAATCGACGATGGTCCAGCGAACGCCGAAAGGGCATTGGGTAGAGCATCAAGAGCATCGGTGTAATTGAATGGTTGGGCGCCGAGGGCTTTGTAGAGGGAGGTGCCACCATCAAGCGAATCACAATACGAGACATTGTCATCAGGTTGCACAACCCATACAAGCTCCTTGACGGGGTGATTTAGATTGAGGCGGATCTTATTCGACGACGAACCAACCGACTCATCGCCAGTGAACTGAAGTTGCTCGATGAGGTACTCGTGAGGATTCTGGGCCATACGGCGACGCTCGTCGGTATCAAGGAAGACGTAGTCAACATAGATCGAGGTGGCTACAAGAGACTGTAGGTATGCATTGGATGCCTTTACGGTACCAGTGGTCGCGCCAATCTCAGTGACAGCCCACAGGACCTCGTCAATACCGCGAAGATCTACATTGATCTTTACCTCGTGATACTGAAGGGCGATGAGTGGGAGGGCGAGACCAGGGTTGCGGGAGAACCAGAACTGAAGAGGAACATAGAGAGTGGTCTCGGGGAGAGCGTTTCTGGGGGTGCACACCTGTCTAGCAGCACCACTCGAGTCACAAGGACCATCCACAGCCGCAAAGGAAGGGTCAATCATGTAGGTGAGTTGAGTGGTGTTACCGACCATAGTGCTGTAACCCTTCTCGTGTCCAATTGGGAGGGTAAGTTGATTCCAGATATGGAGCCAATCACCATAATGACGGTCAATGCGCTGACCACCCACCTCGATCTCAACACTGTTAATCAGCTGCTCACCAGGGAAGTCAAGCCATCTCGCGTAAAGACCATTACTGCCGCCCATCGACTGGTTAATCTCGGGAAGGGTTACCTGAAGGTAAGTGCGGTATGCGAGGTCACCATTTCTACTTACTACCGAGGTGACCTTGCGACCAAAGTCGGCCTGGCCATTGAAAGTCTGCTCAATCGCCTCCATCGCGAAATTGGTATACCGTCTATAGGTTACCTTCCAGAAGGTGATCTGAGGATTGCCAGTTAGATATACATCTTGTGCGCCATAAGCTACCAGTTGCATTAGACCTCCACCCATTATATCATAGCATTAGAAAAAAAAATAACAATAAATCCTACAATGATATATTTCTATGAATAAATTTCAACAAATAATCCTCGCCAAAAACTTCACGTTCGCCGTTGTGTTTTTTCAGGAATATGTACTTATTCTCATCTAGATTAACAGTCCATCCATCTTGAATTGCCTTATATATAAATGACATTTTCCTAATTGTATCATCATCAATAGAATATCTAGATACGTTTATTTTTATAGATGTATCAGGCATAAATAATTAGTATAGAAAATTTACTTCTTATAAACGATTATAATTAATATAAATAGATTCTTATGACTATTTGTATATGGAAAATGTGTTCGTACAAAAGAATAGTAAGAAAATTGACGCTAATATTGTAACCTTAGACAGCAAGAATAGAGACATCATGAATGACATACAACACTCTGAGGATATAGAACTTCCTATATTAGAGAAGGAAAAGGAATCGTTAAAAGAAATGTTAAGTGATCCAACTATACCTATAGACAATCGGTTAGAGATGAAAGATCGAATATCAAATATAAGACGACATATAAGAGATATAAAGAAACGGAAACGTGAATATCTCCTAAACAATGCAGAGTATATATTCGATTATTTCGAATATAAAAAGAAAATTTCAGAGGGAAAAAATGTAAAGACTGTGTTGACCGAATTTTTTAATGTAGATACTTCAACTAACACCGACTATGAGTACAGAACTACTGTGAATAAGTACATGACAAATGTTGATAACTCGTTTATAGATCCTTCTAAATACATCCAATCAAGTGATATATGCCAACACTGCAATGAAGGTGAGTTGATACCTGTTGAATGTGATGGTAATATGGTGTGTAACAACTGCTCTAGAACATTCAAGTATTTAATAGATAACGATAAGCAATCCTATAAGGATCCACCTAAGGAGATATGTTGTTACGCTTATAAACGCATTAATCATTTTAGGGAAATACTTGCACAGTTCCAAGCAAAAGAGACGACTCAAATACCTGATGATATCATTGAAAATATCAGAAGACAAATAAAAAAAGAGAGAATTGATATATCACAGTTTACAAACAAGCGTGCAAAGGACATACTGAAACGCCTTCGGTATAACAAATATTACGAACATATACCTTTTATACGCGATAAACTCGGTATAAAACCTCCTATAATGGCACCCGAATTAGAAGAGAGATTGTGCAATTTATTTATAGATATTCAAAAACCATACGCTAAATTTTGTCCTGATGATAGAGTTAATTTCCTTAACTATTACTATACTATATATAAACTATGCGAACTTTTGGATCAGCGACACTTTCTTCCATTTTTTCCTATGTTAAAAGATCGAGAGAAAAGGATTGAACAAGACGAGACATGGAAAAAAATATGCGAAGAGTTGGGATGGGAATTTATTCCTACTATATAGGTATCAATTGTTCCAATATATTAGACAATATTTGCATTTATAGCAATGACAGGTTTTTCCATAGAATCAATGATACCATTCACTAATTTAACATTTGTACCAAAATCAAAATTTGGCGGGATTTTTGGTATAGTTAGACCCATTCTTTTACAATTGGGTACCTCAAATGCTTTTGTATAGGTCAATATAATGTCTACACCAGTATTGAAACGATTGTCCTTCCATTTCTTGATATTGTTCTTACCTCGAATAAATGCAATATGGGTCTCGGTTCCCAATACAAGTGGAAGTTGTTTGTTATTAAATTCTTCAGTATCCCAATCATAATATTCAATTTCCCCCGTTTCATCGTTTCTTGATAGTGCCCGGATTTTTATGATATCATACGTGAAATTTTCTCTA